ATGTAGCTGCTGTGCTTGCTGATGATAAGAACCTAATGGAAGTATTTAAAACTGGTGGTAATTTCCACAGTAGTATTGCTAAGTTAGTATTTAATTTACCTTGTGAAGCGGATGAAGTTGTAGATCTTTATCCCACACAAAGACAGGCTGCAAAAGCCGTTACCTTCGGCATAATGTATGGTGCTGGAGCAAGTAAAATATCTCAACAAGTTACAGCAGACTCAGGTAAACCTTTTAGTAGGCAAGATGCCCAAGAAGTTATTGATGATTATTTTAGACAGTTTCATAAACTCAAGAAGTGGATTGATCTCTCTAGTAAGTTTATTATGGATAATGGATTTATATATGGTGCTACAGGTAGAAAAAGAAGATTACCTAATGTTAAATCTGACAATCAAGGAATACAAAGTCATGAAGTAAGATCTGGTCTAAACTTTTTAGTTCAGTCTGTTGCTTCTGATATTAACTTACTTGGTGCAGTTGACATGAATGAGTATATTAAAAGTAATAATATGAAATCAAAAATATTTGCTTTAGTACATGACTCAATTCTAGCAGAAGTACCAGAAGATGAAATAGACCTGTACTCAGAAAAGCTACAGGAATTTATTCAAAAAGATAGAGGATTCAGTATACCAGGCACACCAGTTGGCTGTGACTTTGATGTACATGATGATTACTCTTTGGGAAAATTTACCAAGATGTATGATATATGATAAAATACAATTTCCCATTTTTCCCGTACACACTGATGAAATAACATTAGTGGACGGAATCCTTTGGATTGAAAACCAAGTTCTTGACGATAAAAATATGAAAGGCAAGACACTGGGCATGAGAAGAATCCAAAGTCCAATGAAAAGTATATATCCTGTGAAGTATATGATAAAAGATATTCGGTCATACCTTGACCATAAAGGAAAGTTTTACATAGATAACACAGGATATTTCTTTCGCAAAGAAAAAATAAAAAAAGCTACTCTAAAGTATCATAAGATATTGAGAGTGGACTTAAAAACAATAGCAAGTGTGTTGTGGGTAAAAGATTGCCCATTTCCCTTCACCTTAGATAGACCCCTCAGAGATGACCAAGCATGGGCAGGAATACTTTATAGAGATAATATTCCTTGGCTTTTGTATGATACATCTAGTGAAAAGAAAAAGAACTCATGGAGAAAAATATGATTGCAGTAATAGACAATGTATTTCGACCACATCATTTATATAACTGGAAAGAAAACATTAATCGATCTACAGATAATTTTGTAAGTGGTGTCCTTGATAAAGAGGGAGAGGGCTGGCATGATGTAAATAGTAAGCATGACAACTCAATGATGTGCAATGAAATTCTTAGGCATGCTGGTAAATATTTTGATACTAGCAATTTGGTAGGCTATGACTATTGGTCGCACACAAATACTAGACCAATGCAGTGGCACTATGATAAAGATGAAATTGCGTACACATCAAAAGGAGTAACTAGATATCCTATTTGCTCTACAGTATTTTACCTAGAGATAGAAAACTTAGAAAATGGTAAGTTACAATTTAAAAATGGTGTCGAAATTACACCAAAAGAGAATAGACTAGTAGTCTTTTCTCCAGGCCTGTATCATGGGGTAGAACAATTTAACGGTGTCAGAACATCTATTAACATTAATCCTTGGAATACACAACTATATAATAAATGAAAGCAGTTATAAGCGATAGGATTTACTTAGAAGTACTTCCGCATCAACAACAAAAGATTGACAAAGAGTTAACTTACTCTGTGCCTTCTTTTAAATTTGGCGATCCTCCTTTGATTATAAAAAATATGGCAATGATAAGACAAGGGCTGGTTGCAATTCCAGTAGGCAGACAAGACTTAATTCCAAACGACCACGAAGTCACAGATAAACGAGTACTAAAGCCAGAAGAGTTCCCTAAGTTTAATTTAGAATTACGACGGAGTCAACAATCTGTTTATGACGAGATTGGAGACGGAGGTATAATAAATGCTTGGGTCAGTTGGGGCAAGACTTTTACAGGTCTTGCAATAGCTGGTAAACTTGGACAGAAAACATTAGTAGTTACCCACACTTTAGCATTACGCAAACAATGGGAAGATGAAGTAGAAAAAGTATTTGGTTTTAAAGCTGGGATTATTGGTAGTGGTAAATTTGAAGTTGATAAGCCTGTTGTCATTGGGAATATACAGAGTTTATACAGAAAAATTCCACAAATAAGACAACTCTTTGGAACTATTATACTTGACGAAATGCATCATTGTAGTGCACCAACTTTCTCAAGAATTATAGATAAAAATTGTGCTAGATATAAGATCGGCCTTACTGGCACACTAGAAAGAAAAGATGGCAGACATGTAGTATTTAGAGATTACTTTGGAAGTAATGTCTTACGACCCCCAAAGGAAAACTTTATGATGCCAAAAGTACATATCCTACCAATGGATATACGATTCATGGATGGAAACTCTATACCTTGGGCTAATCGAATAAATGAGTTAGCCTACAACCCAGAGTATCAACATTCTGTGGCTATGGCTGCATCATCATATGCGGCCAAAGGTCATAAAGTGTTAGTGGTATCTGATAGAGTAGATTTCCTAAAGAACTGCGCGAAACTCACTGGTGATAACGCAGTTTGTGTGACGGGCGCAGTCCATCACGAAGACAGAGCCGAGATAATTAATCAGATCTATGAGGATAAAGATGTTCTGTATGGGACACAAGCTATATTCTCAGAGGGTATTTCTTTAAATATTCTTAGCTGTTTAATACTTGCAACACCAGTAAACAATGAGCCGTTACTTACACAGCTCATTGGAAGAATAATTAGGGACTACGAGGGGAAACAACAACCTATAGTAGTGGATATTAATTTAATTGGAAAGACTGCAAAGAGGCAGGCTAGTATGCGTACAGGCTACTATATTAAACAAGGGTACGAGATATCAACCCTGTAACCACCTCCGAAAAATATGTCTTGACAACAGTTTTAAAATTTGTTATAATATATGATAAAATATAATTGGGAAAAGATATTTAGAGAAGCGAAAGGCGATAGTGTTTCAATTCTCACTATTATCCACCTCTTGACTTACAAGAGAATTCCAGCCAGTCGTAAAGACAAAACCTTTAAATATTTTGGGAAAAGTTTTCTCGGGGACAGTTTTCTGTTAAATCCGAGACAGCTTTTGGCTGAACGAAAGTATTATAGCAACAAAGAAGCTGCCGAATATGTGGCAGTAGCTTCGTACCGTAATTATTTCAATTATAACCAAACAGGAAAGACAACACTAGAGTTGATACACTTACCTGTTGAGACAACGATAGTAAATCGCAACAGATTGCTTCGAATAGAGAATGGTCTAGTACACTTTCTATTTGAAGATAACGCTAATTGGAGAACATAATGGCATTAAAATTTAATCAAGCACAGGGGAGTGCAAAAAAATCCTCAATCGATCAGTATACTTACAAAGAAGGAGACAATGTCTTCAGACTAGTAGGTGACATACTTCCTAGGTATGTTTACTGGATCAAAGGTGAGAACGGCAAAAATATTCCTATGGAATGTCTTGCTTTCGACCGTAACACAGAAACATTTAATAACAAGGATACAGACCATGTAAGGTCTTTCTTCCCTGACTTAAAATGTGGTTGGGCATACGCTATTCAAGCTATTGACCCAGCAGATGGCAACGTTAAAGTTGTTAATCTCAAAAAGAAACTCATGGAACAAATAATGGTTGCCGCAGAAGATTTAGGCGATCCTACTGACCCTGAAACAGGGTGGGATGTTTTCTTCCAAAGAGTTAAAACTGGACCTATGGCTTTTAATGTAGAGTATAGGCTTCAAGCACTTAAGTGCAAACCAAGACCTCTAAATGAACAAGAGTTAGCTTCTATTGCTGACCTGCGTTCTATGGACGATGTTCTTGCGAGACCAACAGCAGATGCTCAATTAGAGCTATTGCAAAGAGTAACTCAACCTGCTGATGGAGCTGAAGCTCCGTCTGATGTAGATTCTGAGTTCTCAATATCTTAGGAGAGTACAATGGTAGGAGTAGGAGAAAAATTTCCAGACTTTTCAATGGCAGCAGTCGAAGGTAATTCAATCATTGACTGTGATATATTGTTAGGTGAATGGACTGTGGTATATTTTTATCCAAAAGATTTTACTTTTATTTGTCCAACTGAAATAGCAGACATGGATTACATTGTTGGTGAAGCTGATGTTATAGGCATTAGTGGAGACAATGAGTATTGTAAACTCGCATGGAAAGAGCAGAATGATACTATTAGAAATATTAGACACATTCTTGCAGCGGACTGTGGACTATATCTTGCCAATGAGTTAGGTATAGTTGACGACGAAAGTGGAGTACCTTTCAGAGCAACTTACATAGTTGATCCTGATGGAGTAGTTCAACATGTATCAGTAAATGCATTAGATACAGGAAGAAATGCAAATGAAGTGCTAAGAACATTGCAAGCTTTGAAAGCTGGTGGTCTTACAGGGTGTTCATGGCAACCTGGAGACGAATTCGTAGCATGATTTTATTTACAGCAGACTGGCATCTTAAGTTGGGACAAAAGAATGTCCCTCTACCTTGGGCTTGTGCAAGATATGATTTATTCTTTGAAACGATTTATGA